GTCTTTTACGCGCACACTCAAAATTACGAAATGGACTTGGATCAAGGGGGATTTGAGATGGGACGACCACCGAAGCCGGCGGAAATCAAAAGAGCTACAGGGCGATCACCAGGGCTTGACAGTGGAGGCCGTCGCTTGAAAGAGCTTGAGAACATAGTTTTGCTTCCCGCAGCGGACGCAACTCCAGAACCGCCAGCAATGCTTGGCGAGGATGGTAAGATTTTTTGGAATCGAATCTGGGACAACGCCATCGGTTGGCTGTCACCACATTCGGACATGGCCGCAATCGAGAACACAGCTAAACTTGCCGACGCGGTAACCGCCGCCAGGACCAAGTACATGGCGACATTGGACTCGGCTGATGGTCGAGCTTACGTACAGATTAACAAAGCATTCACCGACGCCCTAGCTTCGCTAGGTTTCGATCCGGTGTCACGCTCGCGACTAGGGGTAGCAGAGGTGAAACGTGTCAGCGCAATCGACCAGCTCCTCCAAAAGAGGAACGAACGCAAAACAAATTAAGGGTTGGCCACCGAGATACGTATCTCCGGTCAGCGCAGATGAACTGAAGCGAAGTCGCGGTCAGAACATCATCGACTTCTCTGAGACTTTGTGTTCCATCACGAAAGATTCAGTAGCTGGTGCCGCGGGTGAACCGCTCGTGTTTCGCGGTTGGCAGTCAGAACTTACTAAAGGACTTTTCGCAGAACGACCTGACGGTTCGCTCAAACATAAGCGCGCACTGATCGGCTTGCCTCGTAAGAATGGCAAGTCCGCTTGGTTGTCAGCGCTCGCACTTGAGCACTTGGTACTCGGTCCAACAGGTGGGGAAACTTACTCGTGCGCAGCAGAAAAAGAACAGGCAAAAATCGTGTTCGGCACTGCCAAGCGTATGGTCGAAATGCAGCCCGAATTGTCAGAGATTCTCGACGTATACAGAGACGCTATTTACAACCCAAAGACTGGTTCAGTCTATCGGGCTCTTTCGGCAGAAGCTTTCACGAAAGAAGGTTTATCACCAACCTTCGTGGCTTTTGATGAGCTTCACGCTCAGCCAAACCGTGAACTTTTTGACGTAATGTCTCTTGCAATGGGTGCTCGTAAAGAACCTTTGCTCGTAGCTATCACGACAGCAGGAGTCAAGGTCGACTCCAGCGGAAAAGATTCGCTCTGCTACCAGCTTTACGAATATGGTAAGCGTGTAGCTAGCGGAGAAATTGTCGATCCAAGCTTTTACTTTGCTTGGTGGGAGGCAAACCCGGAGATCGATTACCGGGACAAAATTGCTTGGGAAACTGCAAACCCTGGCTTTAACGATATTGTTGCTGAAGATGACTTCGCTTCTGCGGTACTGCAGACTCCGGAAGCCGAATTCAAGACAAAGAGATTAAATGTTTGGACGTCGACGTCTGATACTTGGCTTCCTCATGGCGCTTGGGATTCTTGTGCTGTTACACATGGCCTCGAAGAAGGCAGCAAAGTCGTACTTGGATTCGATGGATCGTTTAACGGAGACTGCACTGTAATTGTCGCGGTCACCTGCGATGAAGTACCTCACATTGTTCCGCTAAACGTCTGGGAAAAACCAGAAGAAGCAGGAGCAGACTGGCAAGTTCCGATAATGGAAGTTGAAGAAGCTATCCGTGAGGCTTGTCGCCGTTACGACGTTGTTGAAATTGCTTGCGATCCTTATCGCTGGGCAAGAACTTTCCAGGTTCTTGAAGATGAAGGTCTGCCAGTAGTAACATTTCCTCAGACAGCTTCACGTATGACACCTGCTACTACGCGCTTCTTTGAGGCGGTAGTCAATAAACAACTCACACACAACGGAGATCCTCAACTTGCTAGACACGTTGGTAACGCAACTCTTCGCGTTGACCAGCGCGGCAGTCGATTGGCAAAAGAAAAACGAGGATCAACTCGACGGATTGACTTAGCCGTCTCCTCCGTTATGGCACTTGAACGCGCAACATGGTGGTTTGGTCAAGGAGATTTCCTACCATCCGCTTTTAACCTTTACGATTTGGAGGGGAAAAATGAAGTTCCGTCTAACCTTGGATTTGATGACGACGCTCGCTGAGCTAGTCGGCGCAGGTTTGATTGTTTCTGGAATTGCTGTCTTGCTCGGTGTAGGCGCAGGTCTCATCGCAGCAGGAATAGCAACATTTGCACTCTCGTTTCTAGCATCGGTAGGTACTGAATGAGCATTTTCACACGTGGAATTGTTGGACGTTATCCCCAATTCAACAACTACGTAGCTCCACTTTCGCAGCTCTATGGCCAGACAAATATCACGTCTGCTGCCGGCGAGCGTATTGACGAGTGGTCAGCTTTGGGAATCTCGGCAGTTCTTGGTTGCGTCTCCTTACTCTCGGACACTGTAGCTTCACTGCCTCTTCGCGCGTATAAGGTTGTTAAAGGCAAGCGCGTCTCGGTAGGTCTACCAGATGTTCTGATGAACCCAGACCCTGAATCAAACATGTTTGAGTTAATTCACCAAATTATGTTCTCGCTTTCTCTTCACGGCAATGCTTACATCCATAAGGATGTCGACAAGCGTGGAAACCTCATTGGCCTTGTCCCATTGCACCCTTACCAAATGCAGGTGCTACCAACCGGTGACCAAATTGGCCGCAAGTACCTTCACCTTGGAAACGAAATCTCTTCCGATGAGATCATGCATCTTCGTTGGATCACACCGCCTCAGTCCCTCGTAGGCGTTTCACCAATGATCCAAAACCGTAACTTGATCGGTATAGCTATGGCGATGGATCGCCACATTGGACAGTTCTACGGCGAAGGCGCAACACCTTCTTCAGTAGTAGAAACAGACCAGAAGCTTACTCGTGAGCAAGCAGCGGTTATCCGCGACACCTTTATGAACACCCACCGTCGTCACCGTCTTCCAGCGGTTCTGTCTGACGGTCTTAAGTGGAAGCCAATTACGACTTCTGCTGCCGATATGGAAATGATCGAAACCCGCGAGCAACTTATTCGCGACATCGCTCGTGTCTTCCGTATCCCTTCACACTTGATCTTGGCTTCTGGCGACAACCAGACCTATCAGAACGTCGAACAAGCCTCGATCAACTTCTTAACCCACACGATCATGCCTTGGCTTCGTCGCCTAGAGGTTGGTCTATCTCAGCTATTCCCAGAGGGAACAGACGTCGTATTTGATACTTCTCACCTTCTTCGCTCTGATGCTCTTAGCCGCGCAAAGGTTAACCTTCTCCACGTACAAATGGGTGCACGCACTCCAAACGAAGTACGTGTTATGGAAGGTTACGAGACCTACGACGGTGGAGATGTGTTTAACCAAGCTCTCACTGGCAACGTTACAGCCGGCGGACAAGTCCCAAGCCTTGGAACCGATGGAGACATTCAGCCTCCAATTATGGGTGTGATCGAATAATGGCCGAGACATTCCGCGCACCGAAACTCGTGCAAGAAGAAGCAGAAGCTAATTTGCTTCGTGTTGCCGATCCGCTTTCAATTGAACAAGTATATGAAATCCGTTCATCGTGGGTTGGGGAACACGGTATTGAATGGGCAAACAAAATAGTAGCTTCTGCAGAACAACGTGCAGCGGAACTGATGAAAGGCAATCCCATAATGATTGAACAACGCGATGGAGAGGCATTGAACGGCGTAATGGCAGCTGATGCTTCTATTGACGCAGCTCAAGCTTTGCTTCTTACGATTATGGACCAAGATCCGATAATCGCTCAAGCTTACTACTTGATTTGCGCTGCTGATCTTGCTCTTGATCCTGTCATTGATGCTCTTGGTCTTACTGATCCAGATGATGATTCAGATGAAGAGAACTCAGCCGCTGATCCAGCAACAAAGATGTTGGATGACGATAACTCTGAAGATGCCTGGATAGCTCACAGCGCGAATCCAGAAATAGCCGAATTCCTTCCAGAAGAAACAAACGAAGAGCGTGTTTCAGCCGCTCGCGTTGGTGAAGGAACTTATGTTTCATGGCCAACATCAACCGGTCGTTCTCGTGGACGTGTTGAAAAAGTTACAGCAAGAGGTACAGCTTCTTCATCCGATGGCTATACAATGGAAGCCACTGATGATAATCCTGTGTTTCATGTTCGCGTTTATAAAGAATCAGGTAATGGTTGGGTTGCTGGCGATCAAGTGAACGTTCACCGCTCAAACTATTTGACCATCATCAAGCCACTTCCATCCCCACGAAAGGCCGATATGTCCATTGTTGAAGAGCGCAAAACAATGATTCGCACAGCAGAACGCATCACAATGGATGCAGAGATTCGTGCTGTCGATCAAGAAGATAGCAGCTTTAAGATTGCTGGTTATGCAGCTACATTCAACCGCGAAGCTACAGGATTGAACTTCCGCGAAGTAATTGCTCCAGGAGCATTTAGTCGCTCTCTCTCAGAAGAGAATCCAGTATTCCTCCTTGTTAATCACAATACCGATGACATTCCTCTTGCCGCTACTCATAGCGGAACAATGCGCCTGTCTGAGGATGCTCAAGGTTTGCTTATGGAAGCCGATCTTGATCCTCTAAACCCTCGCGCTCAAGAGCTATTCTCTGCAATCAAGCGTGGAGACGTTAACAAGATGTCCTTCGCCTTCTCGGTCGGTCCAGATGGACAGACAAAGGAAAACGGACTTCGCACATTGACAGACCTTGATCTCTTTGAGGTTTCGGCTGTTACTTGGCCTGCATACGATTCAACAAGTATCGGTGCTCGCAGTGCAGAAGCAGAAGCTGAAGATCTACAAATTGCAAAGCGTAAGCTTGCTCTTCGCTTCAATCAGTATTCCTTACGCCAAAAGCGTAAGGGTTAACCCTCGGCGCATTAGCCCCGACGGTCATTCACACCCACTCACCAGAAAGGGTCAAAATGACTCTATCAGCAAAGCTCAAGGAGCAGCGCGACGCTCTTGTTGCCGAGGTTGAATCAACCATCGCAGCAGAAACCGTTGACGCAGACGCTCTAGCATCAGCTGAAGCAAAGCAAGACGAGGTTGCTTCACTTGATGAGCGCATTGCAAAGCAGGAAGCTGTTGAAGCTCGCACTGCTGCAATCGCAGAATCACGCAAGGAATCAAAGATCGTAACTTTTGGTAACGCGGTTGTTACTCGCGAAGCTATGACATACGATAAGCACAGCGAAAACTCATTTGTTCGCGACATGATCGGCGCACAACTTCGCAACGAGCCAGATTCTTGGTCACGTTTGCAACGCCACCAGCAAGAAGTTGCAGTCGAAACTCGTGACATCGGCCTTACAAACGGTACCGGTGGAGATTTCGTTCCTCCAATCTGGCTCATCAACGAATACGCAGAGTTCGCTCGTGCTGCTCGTGTAACAGCTGACTTGGCTACAAAGATGTCGCTTCCAATGGGAACCGATTCCATCAACATCCCAGCGATCACCCTTGGTTCTAAGACTGCATTCCAGAACCCAGACAACGCTGCGACAACAATCCGCGATATGGTTACATCGACCGTTAACGCACCAGTACGCACAATCTCTGGTTACGAGAACGTATCGATCCAGCTCGTTGAAATGTCTCCACTTTCAGGTGGCCTTGACCGTATGGTCTTCGGCGATCTCATGGCTGACTATGCTCTACAACTCAACACAGCTGTTCTTGGTAACGGAGACGGTACCTCAGGAACACTTCGTGGCTTCATCAACCTTGGTGCAGACACAACAAACGGTATCCCAACAACTTGGACACAAACAACACCAACTGCTGTTGGCGGCTTAGCTGCTTTCGCTGCTGGTATCAGCCAAGTAGTTCGTAACCGTTACCGTGACGTTGAGGCAATCGTTATGGCTCCAAGTACTTGGTACTGGTTGGCATCTCAGACTGACTCAGCTTCTCGTCCATTGATCGTTCCAAAGGCTGCAGGTCCATTCAACGCTTCTGGTGTTGTTGACGCTCCTGGTGCTTCTAAGGGTCTTGTCGGAACAATCCATGGTGTACCAGTTTATGTTGATGCAACAATGCCTCTCACATACGGTTCAACAACAAACCAAGCTCCAGTCCTAATCGGTAAGTTCTCAGATTCTTACCTGTTCGAGTCTGGCGTTAAGACACGCGTACTTCCGGATGTCTTGTCTGCGAACCTCACGGTCCGCTTCCAGGTTTACGGATATGCTGCTCTTGCTCACCGTTTCGCAAAGGCTGTTACAACAGTCAGCGGAACAGGTGCAGTTGCACCTTCAGGCTTCTAATCAGCCTAGCCTCGTCACTGACTCTGCCAATCGGTAGAGTCAGTGCCTTGGCACTTAACTAAAAAGGGGAAATCATGGGGAAATCTATATTTCTTGAGGGTTTAGAAACCGCAAGAGAACTAGTTACAAATAAGGGATTAAAAGCTCTTGATGATTTAATTAAAGAGCACGAACAGGGAATGTTTGAGGCTGAAACAGCGGCTATCGAACACATTCGCGAGACTAGGGGTTCTTGGGAATGAAACCAAAAGATAAAGTTTGCATTGGCACAATTAACGATGGAAAGATTAACGCACAGCTCGCAATTGACTTGATCCATATTGCGCGCAAAAGATCTGGTCGATTTGATTCTTACATTCAAGTATCAAACTCTGGTCTGATTACGCGATCAAGAAACCTCCTTATTAAGAACTTTTTGGAGCAAACTGACGCTCCCTGGCTTCTTATGATGGACTCAGACGAGCGAATTACGCTTGAAAACTTTGATAAGCTCGTGGCAACAGCGGACGAAAACCATCCCGTTGTTTCAGCTCTAGTATTTGCAGCATTCTTTGATGACGAAGAAATGCTGCGTCCAGTACCGACCATCTATAATGACATTGAAGGCCGCGGTTTGGTCTCAATCGACGATTATCCGGTCAATCAGGTACTAAAAATTGACGCTTCTGGAACAGGTTGCTTACTTATTCACAGAAGTGTGCTTCTTACAATTCAAGAAAAGACCACCAAAAACCAAGGTAAAGATTGGGCTTGGTTTATGGACGGTCCGATCGGCGGTCGATGGTTTGGTGAAGATCTGCTCTTCTCGAAGCGTCTAGCGTCTCTTGGAATACCTTTACACTGTCATACCGGAGCCATTCTTGCTCACAAGAAAGATTTCTGGCTTGATGAGCGTCATCATGCGCCTTTCAGAGAATACGCGCTAAAACAAAAGAACTAAAACATCATGACAGGTTGTTACCCCCTAGCAATCTGTCATGATGTCTTATACAATAAGGAGCATAATGAGCACTCAGTATCCAAACGGAATTGACAGCTTCGTCAATCCACAGGCAACTGACACACTAGACTCATCTACAGTTCCGCACGCTCAACAGCACGCAAATGAGAATGACGCTATTCTCGCAATTGAAACAGAATTAGGTATCGATCCTAAGGGTACAAAAGCCAGCGTTCGAGCACGTCTTGACGCTGTTGATACAACAATTGCCAACATTTCTCTTACTCCAGGAGCTACCGGTCCAACAGGTCCAACAGGTCCAGTTGGACCAACTGGTGGCACTGGAGGAACCGGCGGCACTGGTGCAACTGGTGCTAGCGGAGGAACTGGTGCTACTGGTGCAACCGGTGGAACTGGTCCCATTGGTGCAACCGGACCAACCGGAGCCACTGGAGCTACAGGTCCTGTCGGATTAACCGGTGCAACGGGTCCAACTGGCGCGACTGGAGCTACCGGACCGATTGGTCAAACCGGCGCAACTGGTGTCTCTGGAGCCGCTGGAAACAAGTACCAGACAACATCTACGACCTCAGTCACGCTTCCAGCGTCTGGTTCGCAGACAATTACTATTGGAACTGGTCTTAATTACTCAGTTCAGCAGTCAGTCATTGTAGCTAATACGACTTCTGCCTATTTTGTTGGCGATGTGTCAAGCTACAACTCTGGAACTGGCGCTTTGGTCCTTAACGTCACAAAGACTGTAGGAACCGGCACATTTACTTCTTGGACGGTTAATCTTGATGGTGCTGTCGGCGCAATTGGTGCCACCGGACCTGTCGGAGCCACCGGAGCCACTGGACCAATTGGTCAAACCGGCGCAACTGGACCAATCGGACAAACCGGACCAAATGGTGCAACTGGAGCTACAGGTCCTGCTGGTGTAACCGGTGCGACCGGACCAACCGGAGCCACCGGTCCGGCTGGATC